CGTCCGAGGAGAAGGTGCGCGAGCTTGGCGCGATGAAGATTTCGTGGCACATCAAGCCGTCGCACGATTTCAGTCCGCTGCTCAAGCGCATGGGGTACGCGCTGGACGAGATCAACATGGCGAAGATTTTGGAGGACTGACATGGGCATCGCAGCGGCGATCGGGGCAACAATTCTCGGGGGCGTGACAGGCGCGGTTGTGGCCCGTCGCGCGCAGGGGGGGGCGACTCCGGAACCGCCGCCGCCCCCGCCGCCGCCCACGCCGATGCCAACTCCCGGCGACGATCAATCCGCAGCCGCGCAGCGCCGCGCGCTCGCCGCGCAAATGGGTCGCCGCGGCCGGCAAAGCACTATCCTCTCGCAGCCGGACTCAAGCGACAAATTGGGGAACTAGGTGAAAGCCAAGGAACTCTATACGCACGGCGAGTCGCTGTTCGGCAAGCGCAAGACGCTCCTATCGTTGTGGCAGGAGATGGCCGACAACTTCTATCCGGAGCGCGCCGACTTCACGACCAAGCGCGTGATCGGCGAGGAGTTTGCGTCGAACCTGATGACGAGCTACCCGATCCTTGCGCGGCGCGACCTAGGAAACGCGCTCGGCTCGATGCTTCGCCCAACGGCAAAGGGATGGTTTCACGTTCGCACGAATTCCGAGAAGGCAGAGGACATCGACGCCCGCCGCTACCTCGAATGGTCGGAAGGGCTGATGCGCCGCGCGATGTATGACAAGGTGACGCAATTCGTGCGCGCGACGAAGGAAGGCGATCACGACTTCGCGGCCTTCGGACAATGCGTGCTGACGGTCGAGAAGTCCCGCAATGCGGATTCGCTGCTGTACCGATGCTGGCACTTGCGAGACGTGGCGTGGGCGGAAAACGAGCAAGGCGCCATCGGCCAGGTATACCGAAAGTGGAAGCCTACGGTTCGCACGCTGCTGCGCCTGTTCCCGTCCAAGATGAGCGCGAAACTCAAGGAACTGGCGTCGCGCGAGCCTGAAACCGAGATCAACTGCTGCCATATCGTCGTGGAGTCCGACCTGTACGATGGCACGAAGAAAACGCCGTACACGTCCATCTACTACGACGTGGACAACGACATCGAGTTGGAGGCGGTCGGGATCTGGAACCCGATGTACGTCATCCCGCGCTGGCAAACGGTGTCCGGTTCGCAGTATGCCTATTCTCCCGCGACTGTGGCGGCGCTTCCGGATGCGCGGCTCATCCAGGCGATGACGCTCACGCTGCTTGAGGCTGGCGAGAAGATGACGAATCCGCCGATGATCGCGGTGCAGGAGGCGGTGCGCTCGGACGTGGCGATCTACGCGGGAGGAATAACGTGGGTCGATGCCGACTACGACGAGCGGCTTGGCGAGGTCCTGCGGCCGTTGTCTCAGGACCGCAGCGGAATGCCAATTGGCCGAGACATGAGGAACGACACGCGCGACCAGATCGCGGAGGCGTTTTACCTCAACAAGCTTGCGATGCCGGAGCGTGCGGCGGAAATGACCGCGTTCGAGGTGGGGCAACGGGTGCAGGAATACATCCGTCAGGCGCTTCCGATCTTCGAGCCGATGGAGATGGAATACAACGGGGCGATCTGCGAGATGACGTTCGACATCCTGATGCGTGCCGGGGCATTTGGCCCGATGGATGCGATGCCGCGGTCGCTTCGTGGGGCGAAGATTCAATTCCGGTTCCAGTCGCCGCTGCACGATGCCATCGAGAGCGAGAAGGAGCACAAGTTCCTCGAAATGAAGGCGCTTGCGGCGGACGCACTTGCGGTCGATCCGACGATCATCAACATCGTGGACGTGAAGACGGCCTTCCGCGATGCCCTGCTTGGCACCGGAGTGCCGGCGACGTGGCAGCGCACGGACGCCGAGGCCGAGGAGATCACGGCGATCCAGAACAAGGCGGCGGCTACCAACGCGCTGCTCGACACGATGCAGAAGGGCGCGAATGTGGCAGCTACCGTTGGGCAGGCGTCGAAGGCGCTCTCCGAACGTAACGCGGCAGCGCCGGCAGTCCAATGAGCGCACCGGAAAGGAAGCCAAAGAATGCGCCGCCTCCACCGTTTCAGCCTGCCGAGTGGCAACTTGCCGACTTGGAGTGTATCCAGGCGATCGCGGAGGGGCGTGCCGACTCGGCGCAGCAGATTCGCGGACTCAAGTGGATCATCGAAAATGCGTGTGAGGCATACGGGCTTGGATGGCACCCGGATGGGCCGCACGCCGCATCGTTCGTCGCTGGACGGCGCTTTGCCGGAATGCAGATCGTGAAAGCCATCAACCTGAATCTCGCCCAACTGAGGAAACTGCCCAATGCCTGATGCCGTGATCGACAAGCCGGACAACGCTGCGGCTGGTGCCGCTGCCCCCGATGCTTCCGCTGGTGCTGCCGCGGGTGCTGCCGCAGACAAGCCCGCCGCGAAGGGCGTGCTAGATGGTGGCGGTGCAGCCGATGACGATGCTGCGGCCGGTGCCGCTGCCGCAAAGGCCGCTGACTGGCCGGACGACTGGCGCTCGAAGATCAGCGCCGACGAGAAGGCGCAGAAGACCCTCGGCCGGTTCGCCTCCCCGAAGGCGCTCTACGAGTCCTACGAGGCGCTGCGCCAGAAGCTCTCAAGCGGCGAACTCAAGGCGAACGTCCCGTTCCCCGAGAAGGGCACGGACGAGGAAAAGGCCACGTGGCGCAAGGAAAACGGCATTCCGGACAAGCCGGAGGGCTACGATTTCAAGGTGGACGAGAAGGCCGATCCGGTCTTCAAGGAAGTCGCTGACGGGTTCCTCAAGTACGCGGTCGAGAAGAACCTGCCGAAGTCGGCGGTGAAGGAATCGCTCGGCTACTACGCGAAGATCATGGAGGACCGGCGCGCGGCGCAGGAGGAAAAGGACGAGTCAACGCGCGCTGAATCCGAGGACGCGCTGCGCGCGGAGTGGGGTAGCGACTACCGCGGCAACGTGAACCGCATCAACGCGCTGCTCATTCAGGCGCCGGAAGGCGTTGGCGACGGACTCAAGTCGGCGCGGATGCCGGACGGCACCGCCCTGGCGAACCATCCCGGCGTGCTGCGCTGGCTCGAGAAGGTTTCCCGGATCGTGGACCCTGTGACGACCGTCACTCCGGGACAGGGCGGGGACATCGCCAAGAACATCGCCGATCGCATGGCCGAGATCCAGACCATGATGGCGAACAGGCAATCGGAATACTGGAAGGGGCCGAAGTCGGCCGCTCTCCAAGCCGAGTATCGTCAACTGATCGAGAACGATGCCCGGTTGAAAAAATAGGCGTATATTATACGCGCCTAGTAGTGCGTGGCAGGAGGCCGGTCAACCCGAAAGGCACCGGACGAAGCCAGCGAATGCAGTGCCAGTAGCGAGGCCCCGCATAGGGCAAGAAGGCTCGGCGCCTGCCGACAACCCTGATCGCCTGTTTCGGATAACCCAAGCGAAAGGCTAAACCCCTTTTTCTACGGAGATCCAAAATGGCCGACACGGCTTTCCAGACCCAATACCGGCAGGAATTCATCGCCGGTTTCGAGGCACATCAGAGTCTCGTGCGTGATACCGTCACGACCGAGGCCGTCATCAAGGGCAACACCGCCGTCTTCCTCGTCGCCGATTCCGGCAGCGCGGTCGCGGTGTCCCGCGGCATCAACGGGCTAATCCCGGCCCGCGCCGACAACCTGACGCAGAACTCGTGCGTCCTTTCCGAGTGGCACGACCTCGTTCGCAAGACCGGCTTCAACGTCTTCGCTTCGCAGGGCGATCAGCGCCAGGTCATGCAAATGACCACGATGGGCGTGCTCAACCGGAAGATCGACGACCAGATCATCACGGAACTCAACACCGGAACCGTGACGGTCGGCGGCTCGACCACCATCCCGAACGTGAGCCTGTTCCAGAACATGCGCGTGAAGCTGTCGAACGCGAGCGTGCCGTGGGACTCGAACATCACGCTGCTGTGCCAGCCGTCTTTCCTCGCCTATCTCGAGCAGGCGCCGGAATTCACGAACGCGCAGTACGTGGACATCCGCCCGTACGCCGGCCAGGCGCCGTCGTGGCGTGACAAGCCGATGGCGTACCGCTGGCGCAACTGCCTCATCATCGAGCACCCGAACCTTCCCGGCAAGGGCACCACGAGCGAGAAGTCGTTCATGTACCACCGCTCGGCCATCGGCCAGGCGGCGGACACGGCCGGCCTGCAAACGCCCGTGGGCTACGACGAGCAGAACGACTACTCGTGGGCGCGGGCGTCCTGCTTCATGGGGGCGAAGATGCTGCTAAACGCGGGCGTCGTCGTTGCCACTCACGACGGTTCGGCTTACGCCTAACCCCTGACAAGGAGACATCAACATGGCATACAGCGGCAGCACTGCGGCCTCCTCGGTCGCCAACCCCCCGCGTCTTCTGTCGCCCCGTTTCGCGGGCGTTCCGAACACCACGGGTCTTTCCACGACCGACATCAAGCAGGCCAGCCAAGGCGGGAACCTCTGGTTCTACTCCTCGACGAACCTGACCACGGACCTCACGGCGTCGGCGTTCTTCTCCGACGGTTGGTACCTGGGGATGCGTGCCGGAGACATCGTGCAAGGCGTGCAGTTCTCGTCCATCGGTTCGTCCGTCACGTCGTTCATCGGCGCGATCGTGACGGCCTCGACGGCCGGGTGCGCGTTCACGACCGGGAGCCTGATGACCTCGACGTTCGGTTGATCGTCGCGGCCAGAAGCATCGGGGCGGGCCATCCGGCCCGCCCCATTCTGCGGAGGAATCAATGAGCGACACGAAGACCGAAGCGAAGAAGCAGGAACGGGTTCTGCAAGTGGCCCGCTACGGCGCGGCCGAATTCACGATGGGGCGGCACGTCGTCACCGTCGAGCAGGGAACGACCATCGAGGAGATCCAGAATCCGGCGTTCTGGGCGCACGTGTCATCGCGCTTCCAGCCGTATGACGAGATCACGGCGCGGGTGGACGACGGGCTGTGGTACGCGAAACTGCTCGTGCTCGTTCCCGGCCGGAACTGGGCGAAGGTGAAGCTCCTGCACAAGTGGGAACTGTCCACGTCCGATGTCGAGCAGACCGCAGCGGCGGTGGCTGACGGATACGAGATCAAGATGCGCGGGCCGCATCTGAAGTGGTGCGTGATCCGCAACAGCGATCAGCAGGCGGTGAAAGAGGGCTGCGGGACACGCGTGGAGGCGCAGGCGTGGCTCGATGAGCACCTGAAAGTATCCCCGTGAGCGCGAGCCGCCTGAGTCTCTACAACCAGGCGCTTGCCCTGTGCAGCGAGCGCCGGCTTGCTTCCCTGACAGAAGAACGCGAGGCTCGGCGGCTGCTTGATGATTCGTGGGGCGCCGGGGCGGTGGACTACTGTCTGGAACAGGGGCAGTGGAACTTCGCCATGCGTTCGGTGAAGCTGGATTATTCGCCGTCCGTGGAGCCTCCGTTCGGGTATCGCCGCGCATTCGACAAGCCTACGGATTACATCCGGACGGCTGCGGTGTCGATTGACGAATTCTTCCGCGAGCCATTGCTTGCGTACACGGACGAGGCGGACTATTGGTTCGCGGACTTCGATACGATCTATGTCCGGTATGTGTCGAACGACGACGCTTACGGAAACAACATGGGGCGTTGGCCTGAGACATTCTCAAAGTTCGTTGAAGCCTTCCTTGCAACGGAGATCGTGTGGAAGCTCACGCAGAGCACGGAGAAGCGCGACAAGGTGGAAGAAGTAATGAAGAAATGCCTTGTCGATGCGCGCTCGAAGGACTCGATGAACGAGCCGACGACGTTTGCGCCGCGAGGTTCATGGACTTCGGCTCGGATGGGCAACCGTGCCCGCCGTGACAGGGGAAACCGTGGTTCTCTGATCGGGTAGAACATGGCGAAGATCACGCCCGCGGTACTTAACTTCAACAAGGGGCTGATCTCTCGCCTTGCGCTGTCGCGCGTGGACGTGAAGCGCGTTGCGTTCTCTGCCGAGACTTACATCAACTGGATGCCGCGCGTTCTTGGGTCGATGATGATTCGGCCTGGGTTGGCGTATCTAGGTGCTACGTCAATAAATGAGCAGGCGCGTTTTCTGCGCTTCGTATTTTCGACAAACGACACTGCGCTCGTTGAAATAACCCAGCAGAATGTGCGCGTTTGGGTGGCTGACGTGCTCGTGAATCGTCCCGCCGTAAGTTCAACGGTTGTGAATGGAGATTTCAACGGATCTCTTGCCAGTTGGACTGATGCCGACGAAGGCACAGCGGTATCGCAGTGGGCGGCTGGGAACCTGATGGAATTGATTGGCGATGGTTCCGGAGCGGCAATTCGATATGGTCTTGTGACAGTTGTTGCTGGCGACATTGGCGTTGAGCATGGGATCAAGATAGTCATTGATCGCGGTCCTGTAACGCTTCGCGTTGGTTCCACGATTGGCGGTGACGAATACATCTCTGAAACTGCTCTCGGAACTGGACAGCACAGCCTAGCGATAACGCCGACTGGAAACTTCTACATTCAATTCATGTCGCGCCTGGTGCGCGTGGTCCGTGTGGCGTTCTGCATTATCGAGCCAGCCGGGCCGATGTCAGTGACAAACAACCCTCCGTGGTTTCTTGAAGACATCCGGAAGATAAGCTACGACCAATCCGGTGACATTCTTTTCATCACGTGCGCTGGGACTGCTCCGTACAAGATTGAGCGCAGGGCGCCTCATTCGTGGTCGTTGGTCAAGTACGAGCCGGAAGATGGCCCATTCAGAAGCGAGAATGTTGGTCCAATCACGATCACGCCGAACATCCTGACCGGGAACGGGACGCTTACCGCGTCGAAGGCTCTTTTCAAGGCGTCGCAGGTAGGCGGACTCATGCGAGTTACGTCTGCAGGGCAAACGGTATCTGCCGCCATTTCCGCCGCAAATACGTTCACGAATCCTATCCGGGTGACTGGCACGCTCGGCTATCGACTGTTTTGGATCAGCGTGGCGGGCACATTCGTAGCCGACGTGACATTGCAGAGATCAATCGGTGCGCCTGGTACATGGACTGATGTGAAGTCGTACAGCACGCCGACGCAGGACTCGCTTGTGGATGGTCTGGACAATCAGATCATCTACTACAGAATCGGCGTTAAGGCCGGTGCGTATACGAGCGGAACTGTGACGTGCGTTCTTGGTTACGCGCTTGGGTCTATCACCGGAGTCGCGCGGATCACTGAGTTCACAAGCGAGACTGTCGTCAACATTGAAATCCTCAAGGACTTCGGGGATGTCGTGGCGACAGCGTTGTGGGCAGAGGGATCGTGGTCGCAACGCCGGGGCTATCCATCGTCGTGCGCGTTCTACGAAGGGCGGCTTTGGTTCGCAGGGAAAAATGGCATTTGGGGTTCGATCACTGATGCCTACGATGGGTTCGATCCTGACTTCGTTGGCGATGCGGGGACGATCAACCGGACGATCGGATCAGGCCCGGTGGACAGCATCAACTGGATTCTGCCGATGCAGCGCCTTCTCGTTGGCGCCGAGGGCGCGGAGTTTTCGGTGCGCTCCACGACATTCGATGAGCCACTTACGCCGACGAACTTCAACATCAAGGAAGCATCGACTCAAGGCTCTGCTCCAGTGCCGCCGTGCAAGATCGACTCGCGCGGCATCTTCGTGCAACGCTCCGCGGCTCGAGTGTACGAACTTTCCTATGACTTCCAAGTAAACGACTACCAGGCGAAGGATTTGACTGCGCTAGTTCCGGAACTTGGTTCTCCGGGAATCGTGGCGATTGCGGTGCAACGCCAGCCGGACACGCGCATTCATTGCGTGAAGTCCGATGGGACGGCTATGGTCGGTGTCATCGACCGCGTGGAGGATGTGCTTGGATGGGTAGAGGTTCATACGGATGGCGACATTGAGGATGTCGTTGTCCTTCCGGGGGCCGTGACGACTGATACAAGCAATCACGCCGTAGGGTCCGTCCTGTCGCTTGCCGTCCGTCCCGGTAGCGGATACACGACGCAGCCGACGCTCACTTTTGACTCTGGCACTGCAGCCGCAACCTGCGATCTGCAAGTTGTAAGCGGGAGCGGGAATACGGTAGGCACTGGATACGTCGTTGGGGATGTGCTGACGGTTCTTGGCGGGACAAGGAACCAAGCTGCGACGTTTCGCATTACCTACGCGCCAAACGTGCCCGGCGTCGGTGTCGGTGTAGCCCTCGGATGGGAAGTCGTAAGCGGGGGAGACTACACCGTGATTCCTGCGAACCCGGTGTCGTTCTCCGGTGGAAGCGGTACTGCCCTGAAACTCGATCTCGTATGGGGCATTGGGCCGGCGTTTATCACGGACCCTGGCGATAGCTATTTGGCTGCGCCGAATATCACCGTTGTTGGCGGTGGAGGCGGATTCGGTGGGGCTGTTACGGCCACCATTGGCGGCGGGTTTCTCACTGGATCGTCTAGCCCGACGGAGGAAGATTCCGTTTACTACTGCGTGCGCCGCGTTATCGACGGCGCCGTGGTTCGCTATCTCGAGAAGTGGGCAATTGAATCGTCTGCGCGTGGCGGAATCATCAATAACATGGCTGACTCGTATGTGACCTATCAAAGCGAGACTGCGGAACGGACAATTTCCGGGCTGACGCATCTTGAAGGCAAGCCGGTCATCGTGTGGGGGGATGGCGTCGATCTGAGTCCGGACAACGATGATGGTTCGCAGCGTACCTATGTCGTGTCCAACGGGTCGATCACGCTTGATGTGGCCGTAAGCAATGCGATTATCGGGTTGCCCTACGACGCGCAGTGGAAAAGCACGAAGCTCGCACACGCTGATCCTTCCGGCGGTTCTCTCACGCAGCGCAAGCGGGTGACGAAACTCGGCCTCGTCATGGCGGACGTGCATCCGAAGGGGATCAAGTTCGGGCCTGACTTCACGACGATGGACGATCTTCCGGAAGTTGAGGCAGGCGCCATCATCGACGCGAACGAGATGCGCGAAGCATACGATTACGACCTGTCGTCATTCCCTGGCGGGTGGGATACGGACTCGCGCATTTGCCTTCGTGGTCGTGCGCCGCGCCCCTGCACGATTCTGGCGGCAGTCATCGCAATGGAAGAAAACAAGAATGAATAGGACCGCGGCCATGAAACTCACCTTGGCGGGAGGATAGAGATGGGCGCGAATGCCGGCAGTTTCTTTGCACAAGGGCTTTCGGTTGGCGGCACGATGCTGTCGGCTACCGCACGCCGCAACGAAGGCATCGCCGCCAACCTTGCCGCGCAGAACGAGGCGCTGCAACTGGAACAGGCGGCGGGGCAGTCGCAGGCGTATGGGCAACGTGCGGGCGAGGAACAGGCGCGTCGCGCGCAGTACGCCATGTCTCGAGCGCAGGCGGTAGCCGGTGCGTCCGGTGCCGGGGCGACTGATCCTACGGTGACGAGCATCATCGCGCGCATTGCGGCAGAGGGAGACTACCGGGCGCGCACGGCCATGTACGAGGGAGATGATAGGGCGCGCACGTTGCGCTATCGCGCCGATATGTCTCGGTGGGGCGGGCGCCAAGCGCAGCGGGCCGGAAACATGGCGGCGATTGCGACCGTGCTCAAGGGCGCCGACTCGTTCTTTTCCAAGTACGGCGGCAGCGGTCCTCCCGCGATGAGCGGCGGGTCCGGAACGGCCGGAAACTACGAGGCTGGCGGGTTCAACGACAACAACCCGTATGACTACTTCGGAGCGGGTCCGTAATGCCCAAACTCCCTGACGAGCTATCGCTTGGCGAGCGGCCGGTTCCGCGGCCTGACTTGTCGATCGCGCAGGTTCCGGCGAACCCGGTGCCGTCTGCGCTTGGCGGGATTGGCGAGGCGATCTCGCAGATCGAAACGCATCTTACCGAGGCGCGGCGCGCGACTGACCTGACTAACGCGCTCGGTGCGGCGGCGGAACAACTCGGCCAGAAGGAATTGGACTACAAGCGCGATTCGGATTTCCGCACGATTCCGACGCGCTTCAAGACGGACGCGCAGGACATCGGCAAGTCGCTTTCCGATTCGATCAGCGACCCGACGCTCAAGCGCGTATTCCAGAACGAGTATTCCAAGCTGGCGATGGGCAAGCAACTGTCGCTCATGCAGCACTCGGCCAACATGGAGGCCGACTTCAACAAGGGGAAACTGGACGAAGGGCTGCAAGTTGTCGCGCAGGCCGCGGCGCGTGCGACTACGGACTTTGAGCGGGCGAATAACGCGAACACCGCCATGACGATGATTCAGTCGATGGAGGACGGTCGCTGGATCACGAAGGTTGAGGGGCAGCACTATCGCAAGAAGTTCCTACAGAACGTCGAGATTTCCGCCGTCGAGAATGACATGGAGCGCGATCCTGTCACGACGTATCAGCGGCTCACGAAGGACGACGCCTACGCGCAGAACATCGACCCGCTCGTTCGCTCGCGCCTGACGAACTACGCGAGGCAGCAGGCGAAGCCGATCGAGGCGGAACAGATCGGCGACAAGGCGATCAACAAGGCGGTGCAGCAGGCAATGACTGCGCCCGCGCCAACGTCGAAGCCTGCGGAACCGGATTCGCCGTTCGTGTACCGAATCGCCAAGGCCGAGAGCAACTTCAACATGGCGGCGGTTTCGAGCAAGGGCGCGAAGTCCGACATGCAAGTGATGGACGCGACGGCCCGCGGTCCCGGCTATGGAGTCGTCCCTGCAAAGGACAACTCGCTCGCGGAGCGTTCTCGCGTCGGGCGAGACTATGCGGCCGCGCTGCTCACGAAGTACGGCGGGAACGAAACCCTCGCGGCGGCGGCGTACAACGCCGGCCCTGGCGTGGTGGACGATTGGATTACGGGAACGAACAACAGCGGCAAGAACGCGAAACTGCTTGCGATTGGCGACCCGCGTACTGGCGAGATTTCCGACGCGGACTTCGTGAAGAAGATCCCCTATGAGGAAACGCGCAAGTATGTTCCGAAGGTGGCTTCGTTCGCTACCCAACTGGCGGGCGGCTTGCCGCAGACCGCGAAGGACGCGCAGGCACTACTCGGGCCGGCGCTCGTCGCTGGCGACGAACTGGCGGAACAGCAGCGCCCCGGCGATCTCACGTTCCGGGACATGGTTCGTTCCAAGGTCAAGAACTACGTCGGGACCGTGGTCGCGGCGCAGAAGGGCGTCGAGAATCAGGCGGTGAATCACCTGATGGGGTTGGTCGCCGGGACCGATGGCGGTGCGCCGCCGATCACGATGGCGGAACTGCTCGGCAAGCCCGGTGCGAGGGATGCGCTTGTGAAGCTCGACGGCGGGGCGGTTGGCGGCATCCTGAATCACATCGACGCGAACAATCGGCGGGCGCAGGGGCTTGCGGAGCGGTCGGAACCGGGCCTATTGCAGCGCGTGGTGACGGACATCTACGCCGGCAAGATCACGCAGCCGCAGCAGTTGGTTCCGTACATCGGCGACGGGACTGGCAAGGGATTGAGCGTGTCGCAATTCGACGCGGCGAAGCGCGAGCTTGCCAGCGCGCAGACGCCAGAGGGGACCATCTACGGGCAGCGCCGGGAGAAGGCGATCGGCGAGGCGGCCTACGTGATCCGCCAGAATCCGATGGTAATGATGCAGCCGACCGCGGCGCACGACGCGGTAGACAACATGCGCGCGGCGTTCATCAAGAAGGAGGACGAGTACCGGAAGGCCGGCAAGGACACGAACGATCTGCTTGACCCGTCGAAGCCGGACTACTTCTTCAAGGGTGCGACCATCGGATCGTTCCTGCCGTCCGGCAAGGAGGCGGTTGCGAAGGCGGCGGAAATCGAGAAGGCGCAGGCTGGGGCGGTGGCACTGCCGGACAATCCTGCCGAACGCGAGGCGGAGTACAACGCGCTGCCGCCCGGTGCCTGGTTCTCGGTGATCCAGAACGGGCGTCCTGTCTACGGCCAAAAGGCGGGCGGGAAACCTGCCGCGCCGGCCGGGAAGCCGCCTGTTGTGCAGCGCAACCAGCGCGCGGGCGCCACGGAGGGGTAAGCGGCAATGGGCTGGCAAGACGACCTGTTGACTGCCCCCGCGCCGGCCGCTCCCGCGGCGGTGCCGGGGTGGCAACGCGACCTGATCGGCGCCCCCGAGGTTCCACGTGGAGCGCCGCAGCGGGCGGCGTCCGGCGTTCTGGATGCGTTGCAGGCCGGGTATCAGGGTTCCGCGACGGGGCTGATGCTGCGCGGGAAGCTGCCGGACGTGGTGCTAGACCCGCACAACTCGACGTGGTACGAGCGGGCGCTTGCGACGGTCGGGCAGATCGGGTCGGAACTGCCGCAGATGATCGTCGGCGGGGCGCTTGGGACGGGAGCAGGGACGGCCGCAGGCGGCGCGGCAGGCTCGGTGGTACCCGTGGTAGGGACTGCGGCCGGCGGCGTCGCTGGCGGCGTCCTGGGGGCCGGGGCGGGCATGTTCGCGGTTCCGGCGCTGATCCGGGAGTCCTACATCCAGGCGCTTTCCAAGGGCGAAGTCGTGAGCGTTGCCGATTTCCTTGATCGGGCGAAGATCGTTTTGCAGACCGGGGGAAAGGAGGGCTTGGTCGGGGCGGCGACGATGGGTGCCGGTGGGATAGCGGCGCGGGTGGCCGGTAAGGCGATTGCGCCGGCCATTGGCGAGGCGTTGAGCGTGCCGGCGGCGACTCGGGTTATCGGCGCGGCGGGGACTTCGGCCGAGATCGGGACGATGGTCGTGACGCCCGCGGCGCTTGCCGGCCGGTTGCCGGAGTGGCAGGACTTTGCAGATGCGGCCATTGTGATCGGCGGCATGAAGGGCGCGCACGCAGTTTCGAGCGGACTTATGCGGGTGTATCAGCGCACGGGGATTCCTCCGGAGCAAGTGGCGGCTGACGCGGCTGCGGACCCGGCGATCAAGGCGGAACTTGTCGGCAAGGCCGAGGGCGATATTCCGAAAGCCTACGAGCCTGCTGCCGAAGCTGAGATGCTGCGGAACGCGCTGCCGGAAGCGCCGAAGGTTGCCGAGGTAATCGCCAATCCGAAGGGCGAGATTCCTGTCGGGAAGCAGCCGAATCACATCAACTATCGGTATACGGATACTCCGGAGGACATGCAGGCGCTTCGTGCGCGAGTGAGCGAGGTATTCGAGGCCGAGATCGAGGCGGCGCGCGGCACTGAATCATGGGCGCAGACGCAAGCGAAGGCGCAGAAGATCATCGAGCGGCGCCTGTCCACGATGGGCGACGAGCAGAAGGCCGCGATGCAGGCCATGCGCTTCGAGGATCTGGCCGCGCAGAGCATGGCCGTCGAGGCGATGGCGCAGAAGGCCGCTTTCGACGTTCGGGCCGCTGCCGAAACGATCCGCACGAAGGGCGAGGCCGCGACGAGAGAGGACATGGCCGCACAGGTTGCCGCCATCGAAACGATGGCGCTGCTGCACGCGGTTGACCAGGGGAACGGCGCCGAGATTGCCCGTGCGTTGAACGCCCGCAAGGCGGCAAAGCAGCGCACGGAACTGGCGACCGGGCTGGATGAACTGCTGAAAAAGTACGGCGACGATCCGCACGTTCTGGCGAATCTAGTGCTCGGCCTGCACACGACTTCGCAAATGGCGAACTTCGCGCGCAAGGCGCACAAGGCGACGAAGTGGGAAATGTTCGTTGAGGCGTGGAAGGCCGGCATCCTGTCCGGGCCTGTGACGAGCGTTGCGAACATCATGGGCAACAAGGCGTTCGAGCTTGTGCGCTCGCCAATCGACCAGATCGCGGCCATGATCGGTACGGCTCGCGGTGCGTCCGTTGGCGAGCGCATTTCCATGTTCGAGCCTGCGGCGCGCGTGATTGCCAGCTTGCAAGCGAGCCTTGACGGAATCAAGAGCTACGCGGCCGTGATGGACGTGGACGTGGCGCTGCGCTCGATGGGATTGGAGAAGGCCGCGGACTCCGTAGCGGCACGGCGCTCCGTCGATATGGAACCGGGCAAGAGCGAGCAATTCCGCGAGGCAATCCCTGGCGCCGCCGGGTACGTAGTTCGCACGTCGTTCCGGAATCTTCAAGGGCAGGACGCATTCGCGCAGACCACGGTACGCGCAGGCGAAGCGCACGCGCTTGCCATCCGGCAGGCGATTCAGGAAGGATTGCCTCTCATGTCGCGGGAATTCTGGAACCGCGTGGAGGCGATAAAGGACAATCCGTCCGAAGCGATGCAGAAGGAGATCGACGCCGCCGCGCTTCGCTATACGTTCAACGAACCGCTCGGCGCGTCTGGACAAAAGTTTCAGGCGCTTGTGAAGGCGAACCGTCTGGAACTGTTCTTCCCGTTCATCCGCACGCCGACGAACATCGCGGCGGAAATGCTGCGTATGTCGGTGTTCTCTCCGATTCTTCCGAAAGTGCGCGCCGACCTGATGGGCAAGAACGGCGGCATTGCGCGTGACCGTGCGATGGCGGAATTCATCGTCGGAACGTCGATCATGGCGGCGGTGAGTTACTACTTCTTCGATGGGTCCATTTCCGGCGCTGGCGATCCGGACGCAGGCAAGCGCAACGTGAAGCGCGCTGCCGGGTGGCAACCGTACAGTTTCAAGGTCGGCGACACTTGGTACAACTATCAGCGCCTACAGCCGGTTGGAACGCTTGTCGGCCTTGCCGCAGACTTGGCGAACGTGTGGGATCACACGGACGAGGATGAACGCGACAAGATTCCGAAGATGCTCGCCACCGCGTTCGCCAACGCGATCACGAACCAGACGTTCCTTCAAGGCGTGACTTCCCTAGTACGTGCGATTGCGGAACCGGACAGGTTCGGCCCGAAATTAGTGCAACAGTACGCCGGGTCCATCGTCCCTGCCATCGTCGCGCAGCCTGTGGCGATGAACGATCCGTTCGAGCGCGAGATCAACTCGATGCTCGATGCGGTGAAGGCGCGGCTTCCAGGCGCGCGCGAGGCCCTGCTTGCGAAGCGCGACGTGTTCGGGGAGAAGTTGCAAACCAAGGAACGTTTTGGCGTCATCTCCCCGATCACGGAAACAACGGAGTCGCAGGACAAGGTTCGCAGCGAGGCCGCGCGGTTGGACGTGAGTGTGGCGAACGCGCCGAAGAAGATTCACCTCGGTCGCGGCACCGGCAAGATCGGCGACGTGAAGCTCACCCCGGAGCAGCAGGACATCTTCGAGGACGTTGGCGGGAACTTCGCCTACAAGGTTCTCAACGAGATCGTGAACGCGCCGGGATGGGACAAGATTCCCGACCTTGTGCAGAAGCGTATCTACACGCGCGTCTTCACTCAGGCGCACAAACTCGCCGCTCAGTCCGTCCTGACGGACGAGGAACGCTCAAAGCAAATGACGACCATCGTGGAGAAACTTCAAACGGAGCTAGCGCCCGATGAGTGAAACCGTACAAAAGATGCTGGCGAATCTGCTGATCTCCACCGAGGCGCAGACGGAGAAGGATGCGGCCGAGTGCGCCACCATGCGCGCGGAGATCACGCGCCTTAACGCCGCTGTGAACGCCGCGAACGAGCGCGCTTCCGCAGCCGACAAGCGGGCCGTATCCGCAAACGCGCAGACCGATATAGCCGAGGCGCGAACCGCTGCCGCTCTCGATGTACGCGACCAAGCTCTCGCCACCATCGCCAAGATCAACAACAGTGAAATCCTCAAGGCGATCGCGTCGCTCGCCAAGTCAGTCGAGGAATTGAAGGCCCGCAAGCCGACGCCGTTCGACTTGGTTCCGGAACGTGATGGGAACAACCTTCTGAAACGTATCGCAGTCATCTTCAAATAAGGAGCAATCATGGCCGGAAAATCAGACGCATTCGAGTACGACTTCCTCCGCATGACGTTTTGCGCGAAGGCGATTACCAACATTGCCGCTACTGCCGGGACGACTGCCGTGTGGCTCGCGGCCTGTACCGCTGATCCTGGCGATGCCGGTTCGACTGCGGCAGAGGGTGGCTACGCGCAATACACGCGCGTTTCCGTGGATCGCTCGACGGCTGGCTGGACCGTGACGAGCGGGACGAGCGCCGCGGTGGCGACTGCATCCCCGACGACCGCAGTCAACTTCCCACAGAACACTTCGACCTCGACCGGGACGTTCACGCACCTGGCCGTGTACCCGTCGTCAAGTTCGGTGGCGTCGGCGATGCTCTACTTCGGGGCGATCTCTCCCACGATCAACTTCGCTCAGAACGTGACGCCGCAGATCACGACTGGCTCTAGCGTCACGGAAGACTAAGGGGGGAACGATGCGTCACTCAATTGCAGGACGCGGTACGTCTGTCACTTGGTCGAGCGTGCGCGCCGCCGTTTCGCTTTTTGCCACGGCGTCGGTCGGGGCGAAGGTGCGTGAGGTAGGGATCACGAACACGACTTCTACGGCGCTCGCTGTTGCGCTTGTGCGCTTCACGAACGCGACAGGTGTAGGCGCTGGACTTACCGAGGCCGACTATGATGCCGCGAATCCGGCCATTTGCACCGGCTTCGCGGGTCATACGGCGGACGGGGCCATCGGCCAAGTCATTCGGCAGGCGTCCATCGGCGCCGCGGTCGGTGCTGGCGTCGTGTGGACGTTCGGCGACTCCGGACTCCTGATCCCGGTCGGGACGGCGAACGGGATTGGCGTGACGGTTCCTACCGGGTCTGGTCAGGTTCTCGACTACTGGATTGATTGGGACGAGTGATCTATGGCGACGTTCGGCGATACGACTGCTGGTGGAGATACGTTCCCTGCATCGAGCGACCGGGCGATTTTGTCCAAGTTTACAGCGCCAGAGGCAGGCACGGTAACGCAGATCAACGTCCGATTCGACGCAACGAGCGGCGCGGACAACTTCAAGGGCCTTATTTACGCTGCCGATGGTGCTGGCGGAATTCCGGGAACGAGATTAGGAGTAGGGAACGCCGCAGCCGTTCCTGGCGGCGGTGGCGACATTGCATCGGATGGATTGTCCGTCGCTATTTCTGCGGCCACAGACTACTGGATTGGCTGTGTCGGGCAGGGGATAGCGTTAGTGTGGCAGTGCGACGTTTCAGGAGGATTGAGTCGCATGGAGGGAACGACCTACGCAGCGCCAGCGGCGACGTGGACGGAATCAGGAACCGGAGCCGGACAGGTGAATGCGTATGCGACGTACACTGCGGGACCGCCGCCACCGGAGGTCACTCCGCTGCGCGTCCTTTCGTCTGGGTTGCGATTCTAATGGCGATCTCGTTCGTCGGCAGCGCATCGGGCACGAACTCGGCTACGCTGCCGACGTTCCAAAGCGGCGACTGCGCGCTCGTGTTCGCGTTCCGTGATGGTTCGACCACGAATCCAACGGTCCCGACTGGATGGACAAACCTCACGAACACGCGGGACGGAACGACGTGCTCTATCAGCGTGGGCTGGCGTCGTCTGATAAATAGCGACACGACAACGGGAACGTGGACCAACGCATCGCGCACAAGTGTCGTCGTTTACCGCGGGTGCGAGCCGTTCATCGCGCCGTTCATCCTCAAGTCTGCCGGTACGGGGACGGTCAATACTGCCGTGTCGATGCCCACGTTCACGATGACGCGCGGCGATGGCACGTCGTGGGTTGTCGGGTCCATCGGGCATCGTAGCGTGGACACCGATATGGGCACGGCGTGGACTGGCATGACAAACCGCGAGAACACCGTGGACGCAACGGCCGAGACTTGCCAGCAGGATACGAACGGAGGCGTTTCTTCGTGGGGTGGAACGACGCGCAGCATTGGCGGCACGGCAAGCGGATGGGTTTCCCAGATGGTCGAGGTGCTTGCGCT